CAAGTACGAATTTAGTCAGAATCCCTAAGTTTAATATGTTACCCCCATGGGAACATCCTGAAGAGTATGCTGATTGGATTAGGGAAACATTATTGACTAGCCCGAGTAATGGTATAGTAGATAGATGTTTTATTGATGAGTTAGCGTATGGTCCTGTAATGAGGGGAAAAGTGAGTTTATCTATTTTGGATTTATATTCCATATACTCCGTATATAGTAAGGTAAAACCATTGCTAATCATTACTGATCCGGGAGTTGACTCTATTGTATCTACATACAATCGGAGAGAACAATACCCTAATTTGTCCGAGAACCTAATGGTAAGGAAAGAATATTATAGCGTAATACATGACCGTCCTTTTAGTGAAGCACCGCTATATATCTTCAATTACAATTTTGACCCAGATTATACTTTCGTTAAGAGTGTAATAAAACATTATATCAAGGAGGAAGTAAAATGAACATCAACAACTTTAGCTCACCAGAGGAGTACCCAGTAGACTTATTGAAAGACATTTTCGATAAGCAAAAAAAGTTAGCTGAAAAATATCACCTAATCGAGAAAGAAAATGGTTTTCATGTTGGAGACAAGCTAGAAGTAGGTCTACATGATAAGTTTGGTCAACACAGGATAAAGGACTTTGCATGGAGAGTGACTGAAGAACTTATGGAATCATTAGAGGCTTACAGAGAGGATGATAGGGAGCATTGCCTAGAGGAGTTATCAGATGCCTTACACTTTATGGTGGAACTTTGCCTGATTAGTGGAGTATCTCATCATTCATTAATGATGGTACCTGATGTACAGGAACCAAACGAGGATGAATGTGTATGGTCACCAACCTATTGTATGTTAGACACAATCTACTTTCTCGGACTAGCTTGTAACTGTCTTAAGAACAAGCCTTGGAAGCAGACCCAAATGTTGACAGATGTAATCAAATTCCAGAACCTTATTAGGATAGCATTTTCTTCCTTGATAAATTGCTTTATAGCCGTAGGAGTATCTGATGATGAAGATATTTATGACCTTTATTTCAAGAAGAATAAGGTTAATCAGTTCCGTCAAGACTCTAAGTATTAAGGGGGAGACATGAAAGTAAAAGCTAATAATTTTAGAGAAGGTTACTTCAAACTTAACGACTATTTATTCTTCCATGATGTATATGACTATGTTAGAGGTCAAATAACCGCTCATAAATTCCATGTGGAGTTAATATTTGAGACAGCCAATTGTGATATGGACATGTCTGAGATTAATTATACACCATCTAAATGGAAACAACTTATCCGTACATACTTAGACAATGATGAATTAGCTGTGATGTGTGCTCGGCTATTGCATTACAAGAATAAAGGAGGAAAGCATAAGAAGTACATACCTGATATAGGGATGAACTTTAACAAAAGAAGAAATGCCTCTGGGGCTTGTTTAATGTCATTCACAGTGGGATACAATCAAGCTCAAGGCTGGCATGCTGAAGTGTTTACCAGAGCTAGTGAATTGACTATGAGATGGTTTATGGATCTTATATTCATCCATGTGCTATTGAGAGAAATAGGTTACATAATTGGCTTTGACACAGATGAATGCCGAGTATATTGGCATATGGTCTCTTCGTATCAATCTATAACTTCAATGCCGTTATTTTTAATAATGGAGGAGAAAGAAGATTGGTTGATAAATAATATGCCTTTATCTATGGATATGTCAACTCCTAAGCCTGAGAAGTTATCTGAATGGCAATGGGGTACTATCCGAAGATATTTTAAGTCATTTATCAATGAAGGCTACATGAATTTTAAGGTTCAGAGGAGACCTATAGAGGCATATAAAATTATGAAAGGTGAGATGGAACCAAGGAGGGCTATTCCTACAAAAGAATTGAGACTTCCTGACATAGATTACATAAACCAAGTAATAGACTATGCCGAAGAGGAAGAAATGTTTAATGCGAAAGGAGCAGTATAATGGCTAGGAAAGAAACTCCTCAAGAGATAGTAGATAGGACGATAAATGAGCCTATTAAAAAACAAAGGGAACAAGATGAGCAAATGACTAAATACCTTATGAGAGTAAACCCGACTGAAGAGGCTGTAAATGTATTGCTTGATTTAGGGTATTCATTGGCAGCTATCACCCCGTCAACTCAGGAGTTCATTAAGAACGGGACATATAAATCACTGGATACAGTTTTGGTTTATCACTTCTTATTTAAGGGAGGTAAGAAATGAGGATATACGAAGATTTTAACACTGCATTAGATGAGATTAAAAGGGATCTAGCTGAAATGGGTATCACTATCCATCCTCAAACTATGCAAGACAAGTATGTAGCTGATGATGATAATTATACCACCACAGAACTACAAAATTATGTTTATACTGTGATTGATGCTGTGAAGTCTATTGACCAATTACATCCATCACAGCCATGGGCGGAGGAGGAGTTCAATGAACGAATCAGTTGTGGAAGAGTTAATCCGGGTACAGCTTATTTACATCGCGAGGAGGTCTGGGATGAGTTCCTACATGATGGAAAATTTGCTTACACATATAGTGAACGAATTGAAGGTAATGTGGAACGACTTATCCGAGAGATTTCAGAACGACCTGACAGTAGGCAATTATATTTGTCGATATGGGATAGATGTTTGGACCCAAGAAATATGGGTGGAGTTTCTAGAGTTCCGTGCTCCCTCGGATACCTCTTCCAAGTCAGAAGAGGAAAACTCCACATCACATACTTCATGCGAAGTTGTGACTATGCTACCCATATGGAAAATGACACATACCTTGCCACCAAACTCCTCGAATATGTAGCTAAAAGAACTGGCTATGAACCAGGTAATTTCACTCATTTTGTTGGTTCACTTCATGTATATCGGAAAGATTTGAAGGGGGTGTTTTAAGTGGATATCTTCCCAATGGGTGCTAAACAAGCTAAAGACAAATTCGAGTTATTAATGGAGAATGACTTGTATATAGCCCAAGAAAAGATTGATGGAGTAAGAGCCTTAATTCATTTGTATAGGGGAGGAGTTGTTAAAGTTACGACTCGTGGGGCGTCAGTAGATGCCCCTGACACTCCCATAGACATTACTCATCGTATACCATATATAAATGATTGGCAACCTCCTAATGAACTTTTGGGTTGTATTATTGACACGGAAATAACTATTCCTGGGCTAGATTCTGCGCAAGTAGCTGGAATAGTCAGCTATAAGTCACAAGTAGAGATACCAAATGGTATCCAATTTAACGCCTTTGATATTATTGCATATGATAACAAGACGGTTTTTAGTTGGAACCAGCAACAGAGGTTACACGGCTTATCAATTAAATCCAGGTATTTCCCTGAATGGCTTATTCCGTTACCAATATATTTCGGCACAGAAGCCAAGTATGACCTTCTAGACGAGATATTTTCCTGTGGAAAAGAAGGTATTATGCTTAAGAACTTGAACTCGATGTATATTCCCGGAAAGAAACCTGCTCATACTTGGTATAAAGTTAAGAAAGTGGACTCAATAGACGCCAAAATAGTAGGTTCATGTTCTTCTGAAAAATATTATCGTGACCCAAAAACTAACGAAGAAGATACCACTAGATTGACTAAATTGTACGAGAATGGTTGGTTCGGAGCTATAATGTATGAACTTGAAGACGGTACTCGGGGTACTGTATCAGGGTTCAGTGATGAAGAGAGGGCTAAAATGAGTGAGAACCATCAGGTTAAACCTTGTTATCTTGGTAGATGGATGGAACTCAAGTTTATGGAAAAAACTAAAGACGGTAAATTGAGACACCCGAGATTCATAAGGCTCAGAGAGGAGGTGGAAAAATGAGTAGAATGTCCAGAGGAGAAATGTTTATGAAAATAGCTCATATTGTAGCTAGAAGGGGGACTTGCGATAGAGCTAAGGTTGGAGCCGTTATTTCTCATAAAGGAAGAATAATATCTATAGGCTATAACGGTTCTAAACCCGGTGAACCTCATTGTGATGATATAGGCCATGATTTGGTAGAAGGACATTGTTTAAGGACCATACATGCTGAAGTTAATGCTATTAATTTTGCTGAGGAAATATTGGCTAACACTAAAGAAAAGCTTATTGTAGAGTTGTTTGTCACTCACCTTCCGTGCAAAAAGTGCTGTGAATACATAGCCTTTATTAATCAAACTTCGTCTAGAGTTAAAATTGAGTCAGTTATTTATGGTCACATATACCCAGGAAACTTGACTAAGATGGAGTTATCCAAACGGCGCATGATATTATTAGAGGGAGGAGTTGAGACAATTGGCCAACTTGAAGTGTAACTCATGTGATTTATGTGAATATACGTCATCGATAGGGTTATAC